CGGTTGCGTTCAATGGCGCGTCCATCACGGCGATCACGTACACCTACGGCGTGTACGACGTCGCCACCTCACTAAGTCGGCAGGTCTACGCATCCATGTCAGGCGGTAGTGCCACGCTGACCACGGCGAACACCACCTATGACGTCACCGCATACACCTCGGGGTTGAATACGACCTCGGCGATGGATAGCGTGTTTAGTCTCAACGCCACCACGGGCGAAATCACCGTGCGATTGGCGGGCCTGTACCTCGTGACCTTGTACGGCGTGTTCAGCAGCGGTACGACCGGTAACCGTCTGTTGGGCATTCAGGTAAACGGCTCGTTCGTCAATTCGACCCGTGCCGCATCGTCGGGGACATCAACACATCCGATGACGCAGACGGCCGTGATAAGTCTGAGTGCGAATGATGTCGTCAAATCGGCGACCATATCGACGATTGCCACGCAAAACTTCGGCTTCGCCACGTTAACCATCGCGCGAGTGTAGCATGGTCAAATACCAAATCACCATGTGCGACGCGACCGGCACGCCACTGCGCGTGTTGGTGCCGCTGACACTGACCGTCGTACACAAGACGAACACCCCGAGCGTGGCAACCGTCACGCTAGGGGAGTCGTTTATCAATGTTACCTTCGACGTCAATTACATTGTCGTCATCACGCGGTCGGACCCCGAGAACAGCATCAACCCGTACACCGAATTCATCGGTTTCGTGCGCGGTATTGAACGTCTGTACGCAGGAAATAAACGCGTGAAAATCTTCTGCGTATCTGCTGCGGCGATTCTCTCGGACCGCATCGTCGCGTGGTACCCGAACCTCCCGGGTGTTTCGCTGTTCACCACGGCAGCGTATCCGAAAGCGTCGAGCATTTTGACGCAGCTTTGGAACACGAACATCGGCAGCAAGGCACATGGCGCGCCGCCAGTGATAACCGCATCCGACACGCGGCGATATGGCACGGCGCTTAATCGATGGGCGGATGGACGATTCACCGGTGCGGTTGATTCGGTCGACGCAAACATCGGGGCCACGGGCGGCGATTTTGCATGCTCCAGCGAGCCGGTGCTGCAGTCCATGCAAAAGGTCGCAGATTTCGGGTCGCTCGATTTTGACGTGGCGCTGACGCTGTCGCCGGTGACGTTTACGTTCCGGTATGCAAATTACCTCGGGGCCGATCGCACGACCACGGTCAAAATGTCGATTGCAAACAACGCCATCGCATCGTACAAGCGCACCACCAATAATCTCGCGTCACCCACGTACTTCATGGCGATTGGCAAGGGCAAAGACAAAAACAATTTGCGGTCGGCATACCCTGCGACCGCACCGACGGGGCTGTCATTGCGTGAGGGCATGGTCAAGGGCGGTTCTTCGAACACAGTGGACCAATTGACCAACGCGGCACGGCGACGATGGGCGCAGGAACAGCGCAAGACGGCCATCTACGACATCGTGGTTGTGCAGACGTCGCAGTATCGATACGGACGCGATTACTACATGGGCGACCTGGTCACCGTGGTAAGCGGCAGCTCATCACTCACGCGCAAAATTTACTCGGTGTCGCTATCAATGCAGGAAACAGGCAAGGAGGAGGTGCAAGTTGACTTGGCAGCTTCCATCTGAAACGCAGACGCTGCGTGATCGCGTCGCCATGGTCGAGCAATTCGACGACGCGATTTTTCTATCGCTGACACGAACCGCAACCCTGTCAATTACAATCGCCGGCGTCATCGTCACGTGGCAATCAGAAATTTCCTCTAATGGCATGACGTGGTCGGGGTCGTCTATCACCGTGCCAATCGCCGGCTACTATCATTTGTCCATCAAGGGAAGTTTTGAGGCAAAAGACAGCGTCACGGGCGACGTCGTGGTGAACGGCGTTGAAGTCGCGACGATGGGCACAGGCGATTCCAAAGACGTCAAATTCCGTCTCAACTCCACACGATTCTACAAAGCCGGCGACGTCGTGCAGGTCAAGCTCACCATGGCAAGCGCCACGCACACACTGCAGGTCGTGACCGAGGACAGCGCTGGGGAGTCGCCCATCATGCACATGGTGCTGTTATGATCATTTACGAAATCTACGTGCCCGAGACCATCACCGTGGAGTACTGGGACGAATTCGGCGAGCAATACTACCAACCGCCGACGGGCGCGGTCATCGTGCCGCACCCGTACACCGCCGACACCGCCATGAATGCGCTGCGGTCTGTGCGGAACGCCAAACTCGTGGCGTGTGACTACACGCAGCTGCCCGACGTCAATCTGTCGCCGTCAATGGTGGAAGCGTGGCGCATCTATCGACAGGAATTGCGCGACATCACCGATAATCTCGAGTGGGGCGTCACCACGTGGCCAGTCGCGCCGTGGTAAAATAGTCACGACCAACCCGGACGCACAGGAGGCCCCACATGGCAAAAGACTACAATCGTTTTATCTTCACCGGCCGACTCGGCCGCGATCCCGAGGAACGCCAAGCCGGCAGCGCCAAGGTGGCGACGTTCTCGGTCGCCTGCAATCGCATGGCTAAGGGCGAGACCGTGACCGACTGGTTCAACGTGACCGCATGGGACAAGACCGCAGAACTTGCCCTCACCTACCTACGCAAAGGCAGCCGCGTGCAAATCGAGGGTAGCGTGCAACTGCGCAAGTACACCGACAAAGACGGCAACAATCGCGAGGCAACCGAGATCGTGGCGCGTGATTTTATGATGCTGGACAGCAAACCGACGGCGCAAGCCGCACCGCAAGCCGACAACGACGACACGCTGCCGTTCTGATATAATTTGATTGTTCGTGGTTGGTCGCCCGAACTCCTGACGAAGCGCAAAGCCCACCGTTTACGCGGTGGGTTTTGTGTTTCTTGTTTTGTTTGTTGACAAACGATGGTTATGTGCTATTATTCATGTTGTCAACACTGACACGCACGAAAGGGCGACCAATGGCATCAGCAGGATTCAACATTCAGGACTACATCACGGTCGCGGACCGCATCGCGCTTGCGCATGCGGAGGGGTGGATTCGCGAAATCCGCACCGAACCGCCGGTGATGCTGACCGCAACGATGGGATTCATCCGGGCGACGGTGATTTTCCAGGACGGCACGCAGGCCGACGGGGTCGGCTCGTTTCGCCTTGACGCCACGCGATCGGCACAGGCCACCAACCCGCTCGAAGACGCGGAGACCTCGGCCGTCGGTCGTGCGCTGGCGTTCCTCGGCATGGATACCAAGCGGCAAAAAGTGGACGTCAAACTGCCGGCACGCCGGTCGATTGCGTCTGCCGATGAGGTCGCCATTGCGCGACGTCGTGATGGACAAGCGAACACGGCGATGATGGAAAAGACGGTCGCTGCGGTCAAAGACCTGATGGCGCAGGCGATCGCGCGCGGTATCACCGTGGAGCACGACGCAGCCGCCGACATTGACACGGCCACCTACGAGGAACTCGTCGGCTTGGGCAAGCAACTCCGCCAGCTGTTGGCGTAGTCAAATAGAAAGAGGGCGACCAATGGGTATTCTTGACACGCGCACCATCGAACCGCAGCGCATCCGCATCGAGGTGCGGTCATGCCGGACCACGACCATGCTGGACTACACCGACATCATCGCAAAACCGACCGAGCAACTCACGCGGCGCGTGATGGACATCTTGGCGACGGCGAACGTCACCCACGGGCAGCGGTGCTACGCAATCCTGCGCGACGATCGCGGCAAGACCATCCACGCACCGTTCGCACACATGTATAGCCACGAAAGCTGCAGCCGATGACCTACACAGAATTCCTCGCCAACATCGGCGCCGGTATTTCGGCTGCGGTCAACGTCCGCAGCACGATTGGCAACGTCACCGAGTTTGTCAACGCCGACGACGTGCGACCGCTGCTCATCCAATCGCGGCTGCTGCAACTGCACGACGTCGTGTGCGTGGTTGTCGACATGCCGTGCAGCTGTGAGTACACCATCAGCGCCGAGCACATGGGCATCAGCCATGCGTGCCGCGAGCACGTCTTACGACACGTGACGGGGCTGTGATGGCGGACATCGACACGCAATTTCAGCAGGTCGTGCGCGAGGTGCAAGCGCTGCGCACGAGCCTGCGGC